GGCCGTGGAAGCCTTCGTAGTCCGAAACCTTCTTAACGTGTCGAAACAAAAGTTCTTCGCCAGACGGCCAAACCCATTTATAAGCCGACGTAGATTCGTAAAACTTGCCGCCGTCTTTAAGCTTGCCGTTATCGCCGAACCATTTTTTCGATTCGGCGACAAGGCCGCCCAAATGGTCAAATTCCAAATCGAATATAACGCCGCGCCAGAACTTGCCGTAGCCTTTGCCGACGTTGCGATAGAACCGCATAAGCTGCGTAAGGGTCTTGCCGGGGCCGCGTGCGCCTTCGTACAGGGTATGCGCAGCCATCGAACAAAGCGCGATAGTCTGCGACCCTGCAAGCGGCTTAAAGACGACTTCGACGGGCGGTTGTTGCGCCGTCTGTTGATTAATGGCGAGTGCGGGCATTTTCTAACAGTTCCCGCTGTTGTTTTGCGGCTGCCGCTTCCCAATCGCTTTCGCTTGCGTATACGGGCATTTCGACGACCCTTGGTATATTGTTTACGACGTTTACGTTCGTCTGCGGCTTTTCGATAAAGCCCCGAACGTCGGCGTAAAGCTTCGCAAGCTTCGCGTATTCTTCGGCAGTTGGCGGAATGGTGCGACCGTCGGCGGTCTGCGTACCTTGCATACGCTGCCAAATGTCGTTCGCTAATTCAGCTTTGCCCGGAAGAAACCCCATTTCGCCAGCTTCGGCCATTAAAGCCGCTTTGGTTTCAATTACTTCGGGGTCTATCGGCCAATGGTTCGCAACCCAAAGCGCCCGATTCGTATTGTTCGGGAAAAGTTGCAAAGCCGCTTTGAACGGGTCGCGTTCTTTCAGTAGAAGCGCGGCGTATGCGGCTTTTTCTTGGCTTTCGTTTTGTTCGGACATAGTGTCGGCCTAGTTTATAAGTCGTTGCCTAAACTATACCGCACGCCCGGCGTTCTGTTAAGGCTTTTCGTCCTTGGGCGGCGTCTGCGGCCCGCAGTTCTTAACGACGGCTTCGTTATGGTTCAATATCTGCCGCGCAGTGCCCGGCGATAGAACGTCGGTCTTCGAAATCCAAATAGGCTTAACCCATTTACAAGCCGTGTCGATTACGACGGGCTTTGTCTGGACGGTTTCGGCGATTGACTGCGGCGGCTTAGTCCCGCGACCAATCGTCCCGCAGCCGTTCAGTAACGCCGTTATCGTCAAGAATAGCGTTATTCGCTTGAACATCGTTCGCCCCTTGTATTGTTTCGACTTCGTGGTTCGCGGCTTCGCGCGCTTCGTTTACTTCGCGCGTTGCGATAGCTTCGCGGTCGCCTGCGCGTTGTTCCGACGCTTCGGCTTGCCCTTCGGCCTTGCCGACCTTGCGTGCCGATAACCAGACGGTCGCCAGCATTGCCAGAAACGACAACGCCGCCAGTATCCAGCCGCCGAACTTCTTTGCCCAACTTCCGATAAGTGCCCACATATCAAAGCCCCGTTTCGCACAATGCGCGTTCTTCGGCCCGGCGTTTGACCAAGCCCGGCAAGACCTTTCCTTTCGCTGTTACCCATTGTGGCCGCCCGCTGTCGCTTTCGTTCATTGCCTTACAAGCGCCCTTGAAGTCGCCCGCGTTGAACCGCTTTGCCGTGGTACTGCGGCAATATGCGGCGGTTCCGATATTGTAGGCGAACGATACGGCGGCGGCCAATTGATAAGTTCGGCCTTCAAGTCCGGGCGTACATTTCAAGACGGGTTCGGCGTGCGCGATAAGCTGCGTTTCTAGCGATTCGCGGCATTCGGCTTCCGTGTAGCGTTGGCCGACAACAACGTTCGTTGTATCGCCCATGCACTTAGTCGGAATTCCTACCGGGTCAAGATAGCCGCGAAGTACGTTGCCTTCGTGAACTGGAACGGTAGCGTACAGGATAGCGGCGCAGCATACGCCGACAAGTCCGGCAAGTGTCTTCTTACCCGGCTTGTTCGTTGGTTGCGATTCGTTGTTTTTCATCGTTGACGGCCCTTTGCTTGAAAATGCGATTAAGCGCCGACAGAACGAAGATAATTGCCCCAATGATAGGCAACAGGTTTTCGGGAATCAGCGCCTTAACTTCGGCGGGCATTGCGCCCCATAGGTAAAGCATCGAATCCGGCCAAGCCATGATAAGCGCGGTAATTGCGCTTACTATTGAACTAGCAATGAAGCCCCAACGAAGCGAAGCAAAGCGCCAACATGCCTTAAATTCTTTCTTAACTGCGACGGTTGCTTTCTTCATTGCGTGCCCTTATTTGTCTTTATGGCTTAACGTCGTTAACACTTGGTCGATTCGGCGGTTAGTTTCCCGCTGTTCTTCGCGCATTTGGTTAACGCTGTTTTCGATACTCTGAATATGTCCGTTCAAATCGTCGCGCCTTACGTACTGTTCTTGTACGCGGGTTATGCGTTCGGACAACTTTTCGTCGCCTTCGGCAATGGTTTTATGTACTTGGCGGTCGCGGGCAATAAGGCCGCCGATAAGTCCGACAACGCCGATAAGCGTTCCGATTAACCATTGAAGTTCGTTCCCCATGCCTGCCCCGTTCCGAAGTCGTTAGAATTTGACGTAATGGGACGTAATATAGCGCATTTTGGGCGCAAAAGAAAACCCCGCCGTATTAAGGGCGGGGTTCCGTAGGTCGAAGCGGCCCGCAGGCCGCGCCGTGCCTTACTTGGTGCGCCAGACGCGGGCACCCTTAACGCCGTTTTCTTCGACGCTGCGAACAACGAACTTGCGGGTTTCGACCATAACCGGCACGGTTTCGCCCGCTTTGTTGGTCTTGGTCGCGCCGTCTTCGGACGGTACGGCGTAACGGGCGGTCGCGCTGGACACGGTAGACGCCAGCGACTTAGCCGCGTTCGGCTTGTCTTCGCTGTTGGCAACGAAGAACGATTGGCCGGGCTGCATTTCGTCGAACGGGTAGACGTTGCCGCCACGACCGCGACCGGATACGGTCGGCATCGGAACGTCGTTGTCGAGTGCGAAAGACGCGGCGGAAGCTGCGGGCTTGGTTTCGGTCTGGTTCATGGCTTGGGTTCCTTCGGTTTCGGGTTTCAGACGAACAGCGATATTGCCCGCGTCGTCGGTAATGGTTTCGTTCGTTTCGACCAAATCGGCCTTTACGAACACTTCAACGGCTGCGGCAGCCGCCATAATGAAGCCGTCGGCGCTGGATTCGATGGCGGCTTTCAGGCTGGCGAATTCGCCTTGCTGTTTCTTGGTCAGTTTCATTTGTAGAACTCCTTAACGTTAAGAAAGTGTCGCGTTAGTGCGACGGTTTGAATTTTACGCCGTCCGTTCGTTGTGTCAAGCGGTCAACGCAAAATATTTTTAAATTCTTCTACCTTTTCGGACGTGCATTCATCTTCGAAGGATTTGTTATAGTCGGGCCAAATTCCGGCCTTGACATTTTCGCAGTATTGCAGTTGTTCCGCTACTGCGTCTTCGTAATCCATTTGCCCGACAGCGCCAAAAAGGACGACGACGGCGGCAAGGGCTGCAAGCTTATAACGTGTTTTCATTGTGGGCTAGTCCTTTCGTCTGAACGGTACGACATTATCGGACAATTTCGCTTGTGCGTCAATAGCTGCGGCGACTGTTTCGATACCTTCTTGCGCGACGCGCTGCGTAAGTTCGCAACCTTGCTTCATTTGACGAAGCGCCGTTAACAAGTGTTCGGCATGTTCGTTCGGCGGCGAATTTTCGATAGCGTCTATCATACCGTCCAACGCCTTAACTTGCAACGTCAATTGTTGATAAAGAAACGGCGCAGCGACAAGAAGGTTCGTCAAAAGGCCGTCAACGGTAACACGCGGCCCGAATGCGATAAACTGCCCCGCCGCGTTGTACGGCTGTTCCTTCGCTGTTCCGATAGTGTTTCGGGTCGTCGGGTCAACGTAGAACATAAGGGCTTCGATTTGGTCATGGTTAAGCATTGCGGTTCCCCACACTAGGCCGGGCGCGTTTGGCCGCTTCAACCTGCGCGCGTTCGATAATGCGGCGGTCGGCTTTGCGGTCGTAGTACGCGGCGACGGCGGTTACGATTGGACGGACGAACGCGCCATAAATAGCGACGCCCGCTATCGTGCAAAGAATCAAGATAAAAAATTGCATGGCTGTTCGTCCTTCGTTTGATTTCCTTATACGTAGTGTCGTACAAGTTCGAAGGTTCGTCAAGCGATTTTAGCGACAATTTATCGAAAGTTCGGTATTACGTCGTTCGGGTCGCCGCCTGCGGCTTCGTAGCCCTGTACGTATACGAACGCTTTTATTGCGTCCATTTCGCCGCCGCAGTTCTGGCAAGTTACCTTCATTCCGAAGCGATACGGCGGGTCGCCAAGGTCGAACCGATGGCGCT